AATAATCAACTAAAAACTTAACACATGGATAACGTAACAGTAAATTACAGAGGAATAGTACTAGATTTAGAAGGTCAACATTTTGTGCAAGTAGATAGATTATGGGATGAAGAACCATTAGGTGATTCATTCGAGACTGAGAAGGTGTTAGCTGGAGGAGTCGATATAACAGATTTATTTGATTACGATCAATTAGATGCTTTAGATTTATTAGCTATGGAAACTATAGGTTAATATGACAAAGAAAGAAATAATTCAAAAGCTACAGCAAGATCTGGAGGATTGTCCAGAGGGATCTGAATTTGCAAAGAACATTATAAAAGAAATACTAAGACTTAAAAAACTATAATATGAGTAAAGAAAAATGTCATAGATTCTGGTTAACTAACCGTAATCCAATCACAATGAAGAAAGATGAAAAACAGTTGCATATTCATAACTTGTCAAAAGAACAAGTTATAAGCACTGAGAAAAGAAGACAAAACGTTATAGATAAAAAAGAAGGATTTAACTTTAATAACCAATAAATAGATATGTTAGAAGAATTTTTAATGCAAAGAATTGATGCTTTAGAAGCATCCAATGCAGACTACAGAGCTAATGAAATAGAATTAACAACTTATATATATACTTTATTAGAGAGAGATACACCAGAAGAGTATAAGGAAGTGGTAAGAACAGCGGTATTCGGAAATTAATTAAAATAATATTAGGAATATCCAATTATAATTTGTATATTGCGAACTCATTAATAAAAACACATTAATTATGACAACAACTATCGAGTTCCTTCATCAAGTTTATAAGGACACAAAACAAGACTACCAAGACTCTGATCAAAAAGAAGATGCATTGGTACTAATAGACGAATTAATATTAACCCTAACAAATTTAAAGTAACATGGAAGTAGAGAAAATCAAAGAGATGTATGTCAAATATTCACTTAACAAGTCAGATGTGTACAAACATCAGCATTATGTAATTTTGACAAGGTCTGGAATCGAGAAAGTAATGGCTTTAGAGCAGATTAACATTACTTATGAAGTTGTTAAATGTGAACCTAATTTTGCAGTTATTAAAGCTACAGCAGTTAAAGGATCAAAAGTAATTGAAACTTTTGGTTCAGCATTAAAAGGATCATCATTTAAAGATGGTTCCACAAATACATGGTATGTGGCTGAGATGGCAGAAAAGAGAGCTTTGTCAAGAGCAACACTTAAAATGGCAGGTCTATATGAGCAATCTGTATTTGGTGAAGATGAATCAGAATCATTTAAACGTAAATAATAAATAATTATGAAGAAATTAATTAAAAAGCTATTGTCATTTATGGCATCAGTACCAACAGACAAACTACTACACTTCTTTTACGGAAGTATAATAGCAACTCCATTAGTAATATGGGGAACAACAATGGAAGCAATAGGCTTTATGATATTTATATCAATAGGAAAAGAAATAGTAGATGCAAAAATGAGATTTAGTCCACCTAATGCGATGGATGCAGTATTTACTTTCTTACCTACATTACTGTTATTAGCAGTTAAACTAATAAACTAATAATCAATAACTAAAAAAGACCAGTTAAAGCTGGCAATTTAAAAATGAGTGCAATCACAAATTTCAGTATCAATTTAGAAGCAATTCCAAAGGAATTAATTATCAAAGGTAAGAAAGGATCTTACGTTAACTTGACTATGTTTCAGAATGATGAAACCAAGTATGGTAATAATGCGAGTATATCTTTATCTCAGTCTCAAGAGAAAAGAGAAGCTGGTGAAGACAAAGTCTATATAGGTAACGGTAAAGTTGCTTGGGTATCAGACAAGAATGTTACAGTAGCTGTTCGTGAAGTTGCTCCAGTTGAAACTGCTAGTGTTGGTAATGATTTGCCTTTCTAGAACTTAATATACAGGGATGGGGATTTTAAGATCCCCTCCCTTTTATTATGAAAGAAACAATCAAGTTCCTATTAACACTTGCTTTGATTACTATATTAGCTTTAACTCTAGTATATTTTACACAGTAAAAACACAAACACAATGATACAGTCAAAACTAAGTGCAGATGATCGAGAGGTAGAGAGAATGTATTATGAACAATTAGATTCTGAATTAAAAGTTGATCTGGATGTAGAAGTTGAAATGCCACCAATAGCACTTTCATACGGAACACATACTTACTCTACTAACAGAGGTAAATTCCAAGCTAAAACAGCAATCGGTACTTATGGTAATTTCAGTTTTATACAAGCTCCACCAAAAAGCTATAAAAGTTTTTTCGTTAGTATGCTTGTAAGTTCATATTTAAGTTCTGGTAATAAGTTTGCTTCAGAGATGAAGTCTGAGAGGTCTGGTAGAGATGTTTTGCATTTTGATACAGAGCAAGGATTGTGGCATTGTTTACGGGGATTTAGACGTTCGGCTGATATGGCTGACACTGATAAAGGTTATTTAACATATAGTTTACGTACAGTTGACTATAAGATGAGATTAGGTTTTATAGAACACAAGTTGCATAGTGCTCCAGAAGGTTCAATAGGTTTAGTCGTTATTGATGGAATTGCGGATCTGGTAGCAGATGTCAACGACATAGAAGCTTCAAATTTAGTCGTGCAGAAGCTAATGGAATGGTCAGCTCTATATAAGTGTCACATAGTTACTGTGATACATAGTAATTACGGAAGTAATAAACCGACTGGTCATTTAGGATCTTTTTGCGAGAAAAAGTGTGAGACTCAAATAAGCTTACAGAAAGATGAAGATTCTAATAGAATAACTGTATCTTGTAAAAGAAGTAGAAATAGAGGTTTTGAAGATTTTGAATTTTATATTAATGAGAGACATTTCCCAGAAGTAATAGGATCATCGTCACCTAACATACCGTTTTAATAATTAAATAATAAATATAATGAAACTATCAAAAAAGAAGCTAGAACAGTTAAAAGAAGCTGTTAAAAAAAGGGATGAAGCCACAATGCAATTAGGCAACTTAGAACTTCAAAAGGTTCAGCTGGTGTCTAAAGTGTATAATATTTCATCTGAATATGAAGAGATTAAGAGAGGGCTACAGGAAAAGTATGGTGATGATGTTCAAATTGATTTACAGAGTGGAGATATTATAGAAGCCTCCAATAATCTAAAGAAGAGCTAATGCTTGAAATACTTGGTAAGAGGCATGAGGAGTGGGTTAGAATGGCTATATCAGCTGGAAGTCCTCCCTTATTTGCTCAAGATATAATACAGGAAGTATATCTTAGATTACACAAGTATAGAGAAACAGCCAAACACAAGCTTATAGATAAACAAGGTGGAGTAAACCTTTTCTATATGTGGGGTGTGGTGAGAAACACAACGAGAACTGAGTTAAGTAAAGAAAATAAATACTTACCTCTTGCAGAGTTTTATAATGAAAAAGCCGATGATGAAGCTGACTCTGAATTTGAATTGCGATACCAGCAATTAATGCACAACATCCAAGATGAGGTAGATAACTGGGGAGATTATAACCAGAGGTTATTTAATTTATACTTCAAGTCGGATTTATCTATGCGGAAGATCGCAAAAGGAATGGGAATAGGTTTAACTCACATATTCTGTTCTGTTACTAAGTATAGAGCTTATATAAAGGGGAAGTTTAGCGATGACTTCTATAACTTAAAAGATTAAATTATGAGAGAAGATGCTTATTATGAAAACCAAGCTGACAAACGTACTAAGGAGTACAAAGATTGGAAAGCTTTAAAAGAAGCTCAGATCCTCGAAGCAGAATCCAGTCTTAACGGACTGGGTGATGTTGTAGAGAAAATCACAGAAGTTACAGGCATAAAGTCTGTGACTAAAGCAATATTCGGTGAAGATTGTGGTTGTGATGGTAGAAAAGAATCACTTAATGCTATGCTCCCATTTGGAATTGTAGCTGTTAATTGTGTTAATCAAGAAGATTTCACATATTTAAAGTCATTCTTTAGTAGAACAAGAACAAGGGTAGATGTTTACAATCAGAACAGATTGACAGAAATATTTAACTATGTTTTTGATAAGAAGATGGTCCCTCCTTCTGGATGTGCTACTTGCTCACAAAAAGGATTTATAAAAGCTGTTAATGCTTTACATAAATACTATGATGCATCAGTTGATCAAATAAACCCAGCTGAAGATGAGGAAGGAGAATAAGAAGCCAGTAGGTCATAGAGCCAGACTTTCATTGTCAGAGCAAAACATTGTCAATAATCTTAGACTAGATAATAGTAATCGAGTTTTGGTTATTGGTGATATTCACGCTCCATTTGAACGTAAAGATTACTTGCAATTTTGCATTAATACTTATCATAAGTACAGGTGTAATAAAGTAGTTTTTATTGGGGACTGCATAGACAATCACTTTTCCAGCTATCATGAGACTGATGCTAATGGTAGAGGTGGTGGTGATGAGCTTGATTTAGCTATCAGAAGAATACAGGATTGGTACAAAGCATTTCCAGATGCTTATGTAACAATAGGTAATCATGATGCTATTATAATGCGTAAAGCACAGTCAAGTTCTATTCCAGCTAAGTGGATCAAGAATTATAATGAAGTTCTTGGCACTCCTAAATGGAAATGGGTTACTGATGTCATTATAGATGACGTTAGATATGTTCATGGACATAAGTCATCAAAAGCTCGTACAGCTGCAAAGAGAGATATGCAGAGTACTGTTACTGGACATTTCCATACTGATATGTATGTTGACTGGATGTTTGGTTCTAATAAAGCTGTATTTGCTATGGGTGTGGGATGTGGTATAGATAGTAAGAGTTATGCTATGGCTTATATGCAAGGTGGTAAGAAAGAAGCTTTAGGATGTGGAGTGGTCCTTGACAATGGTAAAACACCAATCACTGTTAAGATGGATCTTTCTTAGTAGACTAAACGTTTTTTAAATAAAAGTCTCATATATTAGTTTATGTGAGATTTTTTTTGTATATTGCGGTCATGGAACGATTAGTATTAGTTATCATATCAATAGTAATATCATTTTTAACAATAGTAGCATCACAAAACTTATGAGTAATATAACTGAAAGAGTAAAAGCACATACAGACTTCCTAGAAGCTCTAGGGATCATTCAAAAGTGGCAAGAGAAGTCAGCAAGAGAAAACAAAGAATTAACCAGATTAGCAGAACTTATATTAGCTATGTTAAATAGACATCAAGACTTGATGTTAGAAGTAAGTGATGCTAATTTAGCAAACACTTTAATAAGAAACGAAAAGAATAAAATCATACAAGAGTTACAAGGGCTGTAACCACTAACGTAAACCCAATTCGTCACTGGTTATACGCTGGAGCAGTCCTTGAAAGTTATTATTAATCAATTAAATTTAAACACTATGACAAAATTAGAAGAAAAAAGTTGCTGTTATGTACATGAAACACATTCAATAGGATGCTCAGATGGTGAGTTATATCTTAGTCATGAAGGTGGAACAATAGTATTTAACGTTACGTCATTGTTTACTGATCTACCAACAATAGTTAGAATGGTAGTTGAAGAGCAAAAGAAAGAGCAAGAAAGAACTTTAAACAGCTTAAAAGAAGAGACAAATGAGATTATTTAAGCTAATTTTTGTTATTGCAATATCAATAAATATTATGGGTTGTTATGATGACTGTGATGAAACGGTTTATGTAGAAAACTCAGATGGAACTACTTCAATAGAATGTGTAATTTATAATAATTAATATATGAACAGTTTAGATAAATATAGTGAAACAGAATGGTTAAAGTACCAGCAGAGCAATACTGCACAGTCAATTAATGATTTGATCGTTAAGGATGAGGAAATAGTATGTAATGGAAGTTGTAATTGTGAATGCATAGATTGTAAATGCAATGAATGTATTGAAGGTGATTGTAAATGTATGGAATTAGAGAGAGAGTTTATTAGTCATGCTCAAGAGCGTAAAAACATTCCTGTATTTAGTGGAGTATTAAAATACTTTCCTAATGCAATTAAAGAAGTTGCTAGGTGTTCTAAAGTTGGTAATGACCAGCATCATCCAGATAAACCGTTACATTGGGATATGGATAAGAGTAAGGATGAGTACGATGCTTTAACAAGACACTTAATAGACCATACTATAGAACCAGTAGATAAAGATGGTATATTGCACTTAACTAAGGTTGCTTGGAGAGCTTTAGCTGGATTAGAACGTCACTTAACAAACAATCATTAATGGAAGTTAGCAAAAAAAGATTAGATCAGTGTAAAAAAGATGGTGATTATTTTGAGTCTTTATTTAAGAGTAGAGTTGAAGATCTTGGGTTGACTTTTAAACAGTCAAGCCAACAAGATGATTGGTACAGACATATTGATTGCTATGTTGATGGTTATGGTGTTGATGTTAAAGGTAATAGGCATTTAGAAACAATATGGCTAGAGGTAACTAATGTAAATGGAAATAAAGGTTGGCTTAGAGGAGAAGCTTACTATGTAGCTATGCATATAGCAGAGTTAGATAAGTTTAGTGTGTATTTAAGGGAAGAGTTGCTTAATCATATAAAAGAGAATACTACTGAATATACTGAAGATAAAAGAGATTATAATAAGTTCTACACCAGAAGTAAGTGGGGAAAAAAGGATATTTTAGTCAAGTATAGGTACAAAGATATTAAATACTTAGAAGTTAAAAAGATATGATAGGAATATTTGATATAGATAGTTTGGTTTACGAAGCGTGTTACTCAGCTAATGATCTTGAAGAGGCTGAAGAGTCATTCTGGGGACGTTACAACGATGTTCAGTTTCACATGGACAAAAGGTATGGTGAAAGTATGATAATACCTGTAGGCTTCTGTATAAACAACTACAGGAAGAAGTTGGACTTGAGTTATAAAGCTCAAAGGACATCACCTAAGCCAGAGTTCTTTGAAGAGTTGATAGAACACATAAAAGACAACCTAGAGGTTCAGATACGCTCTGGAATAGAGACTGATGATCTTGTTGCTAAGTTCTTAGATTACTATGGTAAAGATAATTGTGTTATAATCAGTATTGATAAAGATTATAGGCAATTTGAATGTACTATATTTAATTATCGCAAGAGAGAGTTTGTTAAAATTAGTAAAGATGAGGCTTTATATAATATATATGAACAAATGGTGGTTGGTGATAGGGCTGATAATATATTAGTATGTAAAGGATATGGTGAAAAGTGGTGTGAAAAGAATCTAAGAGGTAAAAATGAATTTTCTATGATGAGAACTGTATTTACACTGTACAAAAAGCTTTATAAAGGTAGGGCAAGAGAGAAGATGATTAAAACATTTATGCTACTTAAACTTAATATATTTTAATATGCAGTTTGAAAGGGGAGAGACAACTGAAGAGATTATAAACAATGCTTATGCCTTATTCTATTTTAATCTAATGACTGGAGATTTTTCTATGGATTACTGCAAGAGAGAGCTTAAAAAGCAAGAAGATTTAGAAGAGTATGAGATTTGCGAAGGAATAAGAAAAGCAATGCACTTTAAAAAAAATGGTAATATAGACTATTAATCCGATTATTTGTTGTATATTGCAGATTCATTAATAATAAAACACAAAAACATGGGTAACACAAAAACAGAATACAAAAGGGAAGATTTATTGACAGCTTATATGTTTGTAAACTCAGCTTTAGATATAGATATAGCTGATAAAAAAAGGGAGACTAAATATGTTCTTGGAAGGACTTTATACTATATGATAGCTTTAAAAACTACTAATGCTTCATATGACAGCATAGCTAATGTTGTTAATAGGCATCATAGTACAGTTAGTCACTCTAGAAAGAATCTTTTTGATCAACTAAAGATGTATAAAGAGGTTTATAGGTATTACGAAATATATACGGATGAGTATATTAAGGAATCAATAGATAATCAAGGTAAGTTGTCTAATTTTGTTGTAGCTAAAGATGAGTTAGATAGATTGTCTATAATAGAAGAGAAATATGAAGCTTTAAAGGCTATTTCTTTAGATGTTACTAGATTAACGATCAATGAAAGAGCTTACAGAGATCTTTCAGCTGAAGATCGTTTAGATTATGATCAAAGAGCCTCTAATGTCTTAAAGTCTTTTGAATGGAAGAAGAAAGAGTTAAGTAGAAAAGAAGTGTTTGAAATTATAAATGTAGGAATGTAATGGGAAAGTATAAAGATGAATTTTTGTACTGTGATCCTAATACAACTATAGATATGGTTTACTGTTGGAATCGTGGTTTTTATTATTATCCAGTATTGGTTCCAAATCAAACGGTATCAATGAGGTATATACCTAAGGTTAAAATTGAATGGAAATCTGGGAAAGAAAGTGGTCAAGGTGAATTTACTTATGACCAGAACCAAGAACTATATGATGTTATTTATAGGTTGTATATTCATAAAGCTAAACAACTAAGGGATAAATAGGTTTAATAGTATGGACAATAATAACAATAAGCGTAAAAATGATGGGCGTAAAACCAATAAAAGACAGGATCGTGTTAAGATTATCAAGAATAATACTGGCACTGTTCCTATGGTTAACAAAGCCAAGAAAAACAGAGCTAAAGCACTATCTAAAAAAGCAATTAATAATATATTCAGTAGTGAGGATGGTGTGTGGGAGTCGCTCGCAACAATGGCAGCAGAAGGAAATATGAAAGCTATGGAGATGCTGTTAACCTATCAATATGGTAAGGCTGGTGAAGCTAAAGAACAGAGAGCTATAGCTAATAAAGCACCTATAATTCAATTTAACGTACAGAATCCAGAGAAGACAGAAAAGATTATAGATATAACAGACGAAGAAGAATGAGTCAGATAACTTTAAATCCTAAATACGTACCTTTATTTCAAGGTGACACTAGATACTATATTATTACTGGAGGAAGGGGTTCTGGGAAGTCTTTTGGCGTTACCTTATTCTTAAACAACTTAACTTACGAAAAAGATCATAAGGTCTTATTCACTCGTTATACGATGTCATCAGCTCACTCCAGTATTATACCAGAGTTTGTTGAAAAGATTGATGTAATGGGTGCTCAAGATGATTTTAGAGTTACTAGGGATGAAATAGTTAATCAAAATACTGAAAGTGGTATAATGTTTAAAGGTATAAAAACTGCCAGTGGAAATCAGACAGCGGCACTAAAGTCGCTGGCTGGCGTGAGTACTTTCGTTGTTGATGAGGCTGAAGAGCTTGTAGATGAAGATGTTTTTGATAAGATAGATTTATCTGTTAGAACGCAGAAGGTACAGAACAGAGTTATCCTTATCCTTAATCCAACAACTAAAGAACATTGGATATATAAAAGGTTCTTTGAAGCTAGGAACATAGAGGGTGGTTTTAACGGTGTTTATGGCGATACTACTTATATACATACAGATTATAAAGATAATAAAGAGAACCTACCTCAATCGTTCTTACAGAGCATATATGAGATGAAGCTTAAACGACCAGATAAGTATGAGCATCAAATATTAGGTGGATGGTTAGAAAAAATGTCTGGTACAGTTTATACTAATTGGGGTAAAGCTAACTATGTAGAGCTTAATAAAACTTGCTTTGGTCAAGATTTTGGCTGGTCACAGGATTTAACTACACTGGTAAAAGTAAGCGTAGATGACTTCAAAAAGGAAATCTACGTGAAGGAAATGTTTGGTAAAGCTGGTATGCAGACCTCAGCTATTGCTCGTAAGAATCGTATGCACGCTGGATCTGGACTGATTGTGGCTGATAATCATGAGCCTCGTTTAATAAAAGAGCTTAAAGAAAGTGGCTGTAATATCGTAGGAGCGAAGCAGGCTAGAGGATCGATCCTTTCGGGGATCGCCCTCTTACAAGATTATAGAATATTAGTAGACCCACAATCTCATGGGATTATAAGAGAGCTTAATCACTACACTTGGAAAGAAAAAGGATCAGTACCTATAGATAAGTATAATCACTTCTTAGATGCTTTAAGGTATGCTACAATGTTCTTAGTTCAAAATAGAAACAAAGGTACTTATACAATTCGCTAGAACTTTAAGGGGTTGATGTACACTTTTAATCCTATCAAAGTTAGTGATAGGGTGGGTAAATAAGTGGGTAAATAAAATAGCCTTGATGCCAGTAAATACAAGGATCTTTAATAGGAAGGGGGGTGTTTAATAGGAAGGGGGGTCCCTCTTTAATAGAAAGGGGGGTACAGTATGATTACTTTCAATTCGCCACTAATCTCAGTTTTTTGGTTGCAAAATGCAACTAATATAATTAGTGTTAAAATTTTGTTAAAATTTTGTTAATTGCTTGCTTTTGTCATAAAAATAGTCGTTAATCGTTTTTTTCGTTCCTTTTAGGCAAAGATCGCAATATACAAAATAAAGATCAAAAATACTACAATTATTTTTAATTTATAATGATTCTAAATAAGATATATTTATATATAAATAATTTTGTTTATTAAATTATTATTTGTATACGTATACGCGATTCAATATATACAATTTTTAACCGTAAAAAGATCCAATAAATATCATATGTTAAATTTTTGTTAAAATTTTAGTATACACTTGTTTTGTATTAATATGTTTGCGTAGATTTGCAGAGTAATTAATAACTAACTTAAAAACTAAAAACATGAGAAATTTAAAAAACAAATTAGGAACAACAAATTTAATCGGTTTATCAATAGTAATAGTATTTATTTTACCTTTGATCGTATCGATCACAACAAAAGTACTAACAACTTCAAACATTATATTTTAATCATGACAAATAAAGAAATTATATTGATCGCATTAAACAATTATTTTATTGAATTGAGTACAAAAAATGAAATTCATAACTTTGATACAATCGAAAAAATAGAAAAATTAATTAATTATATAAAACAATAAACCATGAAAGAATTGAGCAAATATAAGTTAGGTAAAATATCGAAAAATTTAGATAACCTTTTTAATTTAGCAAGTAATGAGCAAATAACTCAGGGTATTGAGTGGTATAAAATAGCAAATAATGAAGCGAATAAAATAGCTAAAAAATACAATTTAGATATTTACAAAGTTGCACAAGTTATAAGCGCTTTATCACCTCGTAATAAGTGGAAGCAAAACATAAAGGATGCTAATAAACTTTGTGAAGCATATACTTTAGGTTTGCACCCAACAGACATAAAAGTTTGTACATTTCATAGTAATAAATTCAAAGCTTTTAATATTTTAGCAAGTAACGTGCAAATAACTAATAACAGCTTAAAAACATTTAATTTTGTAAATAATATAGCTTACTTAAACAATGATTTTTTGACTATTGATATTTGGCATTTAAGAGCGTGCTTTAATAACATGATTAAAATTAACAATGCTACAATAGGTAAAATAGCTTACGAGCAAATAAAACAACTAACTTTAAAAAAAGCTAATAAGTTAGGATTAAAAGGTTTTGAATTTCAAGCAATACTTTGGCTGTCGGCACAAACAAATATAAATAATAACTAAAATAAATAATACTATGAATTACAGAAATGAATTAGATAATGTTTACAGCGAATTAGTTAACCAATTTAAAGATAATAACGAAAGAATGAATGTACTTGAATTAATTGACGAACTACAAAACAAAATTGAAAATTTAACACCTAACAACTAAAATAATAATACTATGAATTACCAAACACTAAATTTAATTGATCAATTTTACACAAATGTTGATCTTGAACTAAACGATAAAAAGCTAATTAGTAATAACGAAAATAAAACAATAAAGGAAGTTATTTATACAACTTCTAAGATCGAAAAAAAAACAAAGAAACAACTTGCAAGGGACCAAGAGAGATTAGAACTTAAACAAGCTAATTTGTACAAAATCAAACATGCTCAAGAGATCCAATTAATTAAAAACAGATTCATAAACAACTAAAATAATATAAACATGATAAATTTAAGTATAACAATTACACAACAAATAAACAACAAAGCGAACGCTCGGAGAGACTTTACCACCTACTTAAGCAAAAGTAAGGATCGCTATATTTTAGCAGTTAAAAACCTTTATACAGGTAAAAATCCAAGCATTTGTTTTGATCTTATAAGTAGAATAAGCGAAACAATAGAAAAAAACATATATGACTCTATTGGAGGATGGATGGACCCTAAAACTAATATATACTACCTTGACGCTAATATGCATTTCAATAATTTAAACGAGTGTATAAGCAATGCAAAAGGCTTGGGAGAAATTGCCATATATGATACAATAGAGAATAAAGTAATATACATTAACTAACACAATATGCACACTATGAATATACAAGAAATTAAAAACAGCTACCAATATAAATATAGCTATATAGATATTGAAAACACAAAAGAAACAGAAGGTTACATATACGACGTGAATAGAATGCAGTATTTTATAGACGATAAAGAAACTTATTTTAAAATAATAGATAATGACTAACTAAAATAATACAAATATGATACGAAATGTAACAATAAAAATACTTTTAAGCTCCTTTAATAAACTATTAATAATAATATAAGTAATTGGGTTACACTGTGCAGAACGTTTGTTAGGTGTAGCCCGAACTCTTTTTTTAATATCCTAATTATTTTCATGTTATTTTGTCATATATTACACTAGTTATTAACAAGTTATTAACAGTCTGGCATGACAGTATGACGTAATTTTAAAAAATGGGTGGCTTAGTTAACCAGTGTGGAGTTTTCATAGACTTTAATACGAAGGGGGGTCTACCAAAAAGTAAAATATCTTTTTCGATATGCACACTTATAAAATTTTAGAAAAATACAAATTATAAT